ATTAAACTTAACTGTTGGACATACACATCTTGTGAATTTAAACTCTCCATTTAAACCTCTATGGAATTGAGTAGCATATACAGAATACATTGTTTCATCATCTATAATTAAGTCTTGTTTATCTATAAATAACTTTGTCTTAATATAGAATATCTTTGGTGTAACTGTAGGGAACTCTGCTCTTAGTGCCTCGAACTCTTTAGACTCTCTTGAAGCACCTTTTACTTTATATATCTTAATCTTGTTTCCTAATCCCAGACATAAAGGACAACTTTGCTGAGCCTGTTTAGAAGTTTTATCTACACATTTACATTGCATATTAGGTACTTGCTTAATAACATAGAATGTATAATCCCAGTTATCAATAACCTCTTGAGCAAAACTTTCTTTAAAGGCCATTACCATCTACCTCCTCTACCTATATATTGAGGATGACCAGCAGCAAATCCACTAGCATAACTTCTATTATATCCTTGCATACCATTAAGCCCATGATATGGAGCAACAACATTAGGATTAATAGGCATAGCGTATTTACCTCTAAGTCCCCAAACAGGGTCTGTGATTGTGTATATTTGTTCTATGATTTCTTCATATCCTCTCTTAAGTCTGTCTAATAAGTCCTTAAGAGCATTTAAGTTATAACTAAATTCTTTAGCTAAATCAGATAGAACTTCTTTTACTTTATCAGGTCTGGTAGCCATAGTTATATATAAACTACTTAGACATTCATAAGCAGCTTTTAATACAACAAACTCCCATATTACCCAGTGCTCGTTTCTCATTTTTTCTACAGAACCTCTTAGCTCCATTAAATCTTCTTTACTGAAAGTTATATTTTGTTTGCTATAAGCTTTAGCTACAACAACTTCAGCAAGTCTCGAAGCCTCTCTTATATGATATAAGATAATCTCGTCAGATATGTCTATATCACCAAGCTTAGCTCTGATATCTTTTATCTCTGCATAAGCAAGATTAGGAGCAGATATATATTTAATCTTTTGAGCTTCTATATAGTCTCCTTCTACAGAGTATATTCTAGGAAGCTTAAATTCATATATGCTATCTGATTGAAAGTCTTGTAAATAGAAAGGCTTAATTATTAAAACATTAGGCTCTATTTCATCTATAGTAAGACTACAACTAATACGCTCATGTCTCATTATAAATCCCTCCTATAAGCTATTATATTTTCAGGGAGTTTTTCTGCATCTATATCCTTATTGAATTCAATGTAGAATTCAGGATAAGTAACTCCATTATTTGAACGAGATACTATATCTAGCATTTCGTCTGGCTCTAAGAAAAACTCTACAGGAGCCATTATGTCATCTAAGTATTCTTTTTTAGCTTCACTTAGAAGATTGTCACATTCGCTAACATCTGGTACAACTGTAAAAGTAATTATATCAGACCAATCACCATTCATCCCATCTTGTATAACTCTAGCTCTTAAATAATACTGACCATTATCTAATTGAATATAACCTTCTGTATATTTAGATTGATAGTCTTTTACTATATCAAAAAAAGCTATATCAGAAGCGAATTCGAAATGATACGTAACATCCGATTCATCTTCCAATACAGCTTCTTTAGCAGGTAATCCTTCATCCTCTCCACTCTCTGGTGGCAGCTCTGGAGTTGGAGGGTTTGGTTCTGGCATTGGGTGAATAGATGTAGAACCATCAGGATTAACTTGTTTTATTGAAAAGTAAACTAAATTATGTTGTTGTTTAACAGCTTCGTTATTGTTTGGGCTTTCGATTAAAACTTTCAGCTTAGTGTCAGCTGAAAAATATATATCTTTACTTATAGGGTGAATTAAGTCTCGATTTAACTTGTCTTTTATCTTGTCAACTTTGACTACGTAATAGCTATCTAATTCTGGCCAGTCTTTTAGTGTAACGATTATTTTATCATCATTGACAGATACTTTATATAATACAGTGGTTCCAGATGATGCAGATATAACTTGAACATTCTTTCTATTAACAGTATCAGGGTCTACTTTAAAAGTTGTCTTTATAGTTATCAACTTATTAGTATAATCTGGTGTTATAGATGTAATGTTAAAGATACTTTGCATTATCCATCACCTCTTTTAATTATTCTGCGTCTTTTTCTTTTTTAGTAGCTTTCTTTCTAGTAGTAGTTTTCTTAGCTTTTGGCTTTTCTTCAACTACTTCTTCTTTAGCTACTTCTTCAGTTGTTTCTTCTGTAACTTCTACAGTTTCTTCAACTTTTTCAGTAACTACTTCCTCAGTTTTTTCTTCAACTTGAGGAGCGACCTCTCTTACTTCTTTAACAGCTTCTTTTTTAGTTTCTACTTCTCTAGTAGCTTTTTCTTCTTCAAGAGAACCTTCAAGAATATGTACTAGACCATGACTAACACTTCTCTTTATATTAGTAGTGTTAGAACCTTCGTATACATAAGCTTCTGGTCTAGTTATTGTTAAATGTATATTAGTAAGAGGGTCATACCAACCTGGATTTCCAGCATTGATTCTTATCTTTGCTATTGGTGCTCTCATTTGGTATAACCTCCTTTAGTTTTTATTAATTATTTACAGGGTTTATGTTTATAACTGGAGCAGCTGGATAAGATGTAGCAACAGCTATATTCTTAGCAACTGTTATACCTCTACCGTTATTTAATATACCTATACCGTATCTTTCTTTAGCTTTTAAGTTTCTTATATCTTTTTCTGGGTCAGTCCAGTTTTCTGTAGATAATCCTTCTCTTTGAGCTACTATACCTACTTCTGATTTGTCAACTACATACATATCAAATTTCTTAGTTAACTTATCAAACTTAACCCATGGAGAGAAGTTTATAGCCATTGGTACTGGTAATCTGTTTTGTACTTGGTCTGGAGTCATTATTAATTTTTGTCCATTACCGTTGTTAGCCATACCAAATGCAGCAGGAGTTCCTTGTATTCCTCCGTTAGGATGTACATTGTTTCCACCTAAAGCACCGAATGTTAATCCGTTACCTATCATTGAGTTTCTAGCGAATACTACCCAAGTTAATGGATGCATTATTACGTCTGTTGGGTTATATCCGTTACCCATTAATGCTAATGTTAAATCTAAGAAGTCTTCTACTGATAATGTATCATTGTAGTTACCATCTTTTCCTAAACCTGTAGTTCCAGCAGCTTCTTGATATTGTCTCTTAGCGTTATCAAATACTACGTGTCCATGATTAGAGAATGCATTGAATATCATTTCTTCTTTGTATCTAGCCATTGCTCTACCCATTTTTCTTACGTTTATTCCTAATATATCCCAAGATGAGTCTGCTATAGCTTCTTCTGTTATAGATACTTTAACACCTATTTTCTTAACTCTTATTTCTAGAGTTGCGTTTTCTAGTGTGTTGTAATCTAATGCAGTCTCTTTGTATCTTGTTCCTTCTCCAACTTCGTAAGCAGTTACTTCACCAACAACTGGTATAACGTATACAGCACTGTTTCCTCCGTCAACTCTTACTGTTTGGAAAAATCTTGTTCCTAAATATTCTGGTTCAGCTGCTTCTCTTAATTTACCTTCTATTACTTTAGGTATTAATTTAACAGCATCTGTTGTAGTTATTGCTTCTTGTATTGTAGCTTTCCCTTGAGAATAATCTCCGTGGATATTTCTAGCCATTTTTTCAACCATTTCTAATGATTCTTTTGTTATCGGTGTAGACTTTCCAGCAGCAGTTGCTTTTTCAACTTGAGCTTTAAGTCTGTCTATATTACTTAAAGTTTCTTGTAAACCGTACATTTTATGTTTTCCTCCTCGAAAAATAATTTAATTTTAATTATTCTGTTATTTTATTTTTTGGTTTTCGTATTTACATATTTTATGTAGAGGGGAGATGTACTCCCCTTAATAGTTCTATTATATTAATCAATCAATACTGATTTCTAATTTTTTATTATTTTTGTAATAATACTGAAACTATACCTTGACATCCATCCCAGTCTAAGTAAGTTGGAACTCCAGCCATACCTCTCTTAACGTAAGATACGTTAACTGGCTTCTTGCTTCCATCACCTTCAGTTGTTTGAACTAAAGATATTAAACCTTTGTGTAAGTCAACATATTGTATAGTGAATTCACCAACTACAGCGTTAGCTGCTATAGAAACTGCACTTGAATCTCCTATTTTTATTTTAGCTGATTCTATATCAGTTTCAGGTAATCTTAACATCATTTCTTGAGCTCCTGTTATATCTTCAGCAACTGTTAAATGAGTTATAGTTAAAGTTTCACCAGCACCATATTCTTTAGATACAGCGTTTTGTCCATCTGTTAATCCTGGTATACCTCTATCTAATCTGTGAGCTTCGTCTAATCTTGGGTCGAATGCACCTTCTCTTGATGAAGCTAACATGTGTAAGTCGTTAGATATATAGTTCTTTTCATATGGATATCCTGGGTAAGTGAAATCTGATTGTAACATTGTTGGAGGGTTAGTTACGAAATCTTCTCCAGCTCTGTTAGAGTTTGGCCATATATATGGGTTAAAGTCATTGAAGTTCTTTCTGTCTGATAATGCCCATTGAGCAAATCTAGCAGCACCTTCTGGTAATAATGACTTATCAGTTGAGTAAACTTGTCCTACAACTTGTTGTCTTTCTTTTTCGTATTCAGCTATTGTCATATCTGAACATCCGCCTTGAGCTTTAGTCTTATCTGTATGAGATAATGGAGATATTGTCATTCTTCCGTTTAAGTCAGCTTTTACTAAATCTCCTGGCTTAACATCTCCATATATAGAACCCCATGGATTTCCTTCAGCTTTTTCAGCATCTATGAACCAAGGCATATCTACTAATGCATCTGTATGTATTGGTCCTGGCATGATACCATTGAACGCATCTACGTCTCTAGTATATTCATTTCTTCCCATTATACCTAATGGTTTGTTAGCAGGTCTTAAAGTTTCTTTCTTAGTACCTTTATGTTTTCCATCTATATCAGCTTGGAAAGCTTCTTCTGCTTTTTTCCATGCAGCAAATCCTTTAGATAAATCTAATTCAACATCTTCTCCACCGTTAGCTAATGTTAATGCATTGAAATAATGTAAAGTATCTGTATCCATTACTGTTAAGTATGGGTCAGCAGCTACTATTCTACCTTTAGGCATAACTATTTGGTTGTATCCGTAAGCCCATCCGTATCTAAACATAGCTTTTAATCTTGGGTCCATTGCGTATTTTATATTTAATACGTCATGTTCATTCATTAATAATGCGTTATTAGTTCTATTTATTCTATCGTCGTTTGTTCTGTGTCCTGGGAATCCAGCATTCTTAAATGCTTCACCTCTTGCACCAGGTTGTAATACCTCTCTACTTGAGAAGCTATATGGTTGTAATGCCATTGTATATTCACACTCCTTGAATTATTAGTTTAAATTAAAATATATTTGAAAATAATTTTATGTATTCGTCTTCGATACTGTTATTACTATCTTCTATTGATTCTTTTACATTTTGAATTTTAGAATTTTCTTTTGCAGTATTATCTTTTGCTTCAGAAACTGCTGCTGGAGAAGTTAAAGTCTGCATTCCGAATACTTTCTTTTGTACTTCTGTAAATTCGTTTAATTGCTTTATAGTTGACTTTAATGTATCTTCAGAACTTTCTAATAAGCTTGCTTCATTCTCAGCTGGTAAGTTTAATGTAGCTCTTAAAGCATTTACTTGCTCTACTAAAGCTTTCTTTTCCTTAGCTTGATATTCTACTAATTTAGCTTCAGCTGATTCTTTTAATCTTTTTTCATTATCAACTTTGTTATTTAACTTTTCATTTTCAGCTTTTAAAGTATTAACTTCTTTTTCTAATTCAGCTATTTTAACTTTAGCAGCCTCTAATTCTTCTTTAGCCTTATTGTCTTCTTTAGGCTCTTCTGTCTTTTCCTCAGCGTCTTCTTCCTTTTTATCTTCTTCCTTAGATTCATCTTCTTTAGATTCTTCAGATTTAGACTCTTTACCTTCTTCAGACTTAGGAGCTTCTTGTTGCTCTTCTTCTTTTTCTTCGTCTTTAGCAGGTTCTTCTTTAGGTTCATCAGCTTTTGGTTCTTTTTCAGTTTCAGGTGCTTTTGTTTCTGCATCCTTTTTTACTTCTTCGTCTACTTGAGTTCCTTCTTGAGTTTTCTGTAGACTCTTGTATAGAATCAACTATTTCTTGAGTAGATTTTAATAAATCTTCAAATATGTTATCCACTGATTCCTTCACCTCACTTTTCTTTTTCTTAACTGCTTCATACACTCTTAAGTTATGAGCATATATATCTGATGGAACTATTACATAAGAAACTTCTTTTGGCTCCATCTTATTTATTATCCAATAGCAAAGCTTACCATCGTAAGTTTCACCTTTTTCGTGTTCACATAATCCTTCTTCAGCTAGATTTGTTCCACAAATCGAACATCTTAAGTCATGTGCTATAACACCTATTGATACAGTAGAAAGTGTACCATTCTTAATACCTTTCTTACCTTCATCATCTCCTATATTAGCTGTAAATACTAATGCAGGAGTCCCAGTTCTTGTTCCAGCTTCTTTATACTCAACTGATTTAATTCTACCTATTATTACTCCATCTTTTTCATTATGATGCATTATAACAGGTCTCTCATATGGGTTAGTCCAATAAGGAACAGAATCTTTAAGGCATTCTGGTGAATAATAAGTATTATTTCTTGTTACTCTTGAATGTATTGCTTCTATATCTACCATTAGAGAGTTTTCATCTACATAAGTCTCAACATTAGACTCAGTCATATTTTTAAGTTTAGTCGGTGTATGATTTACTGAAACAAATTCATGTCCAACATATTCTTTAATTTCTATTGCCATTTTTCTTTTCTTCACCTGCCTTTTCCTTATTGTAAGTTATCTCGCAATCGCAGAATGAATGATATGCTGGTATATCATCAACAGAGAAAGCTTTAGTATCTATGTAATCATTTCTACCTTCGGCATCTTTTTCGCTGTTAAATATAATATATGCTTTGTCTACATCAAGTAATGCACCTGTTTTTGCATAAGAATACCAATAAGCTTTTCTTACTATAAAATCTGATATGAATTTAAGCTTGTATTCGTATTTGTCAAAAGAGGCAGAGATGTTGTTTTTATCTTCTTCTATAGATAATTTAATTGTTTTAACTAACTTATTAAATGCTATATCTGATTCTTCATAGAAATCTTTCATACTGATGTTATCTTCAGGTAACAATTTATTTGTTTTGTTAACAGCGTTAATTTCTTCTGTTGCATCCATTATAGCCTGCATAGAGTATTCATCTATATGCTTAGATAAATTCGCCACTAATGCATTCTTTAATATAGAACTAATCACTTCTAGATTTTCACCCTGTTCTAATTCCTCACAAGCAAAATCATAACACTTGAAAACATCTTTAAATTGTCCTCTGTGATTATCTATCTCTAGACCCTCTTTTATTTTTGCGGAATGAGTACCATATTGATTTTGTGGTCTATTATTAGTACTTACCGCTTTGCTGGGCCCTTGCGATTTATTGCTTCTCGGTGCTTTATTACCAGTAGATGAACCACTATTACCAGAAGTAGTTTTATTTTGTGCATTTATTCTTGCTAATTCTTTCTGATGTTCAGCAGTTCTATCTACTTGAGCTAACGCTGCTTTTGTTTCTATCATCTCTTTATATAGTCTAGATTCATCTTCAACGCTATCTTTCATTCCCATTCTTCTTCTTGACTCTTCAAATGTAGTCATATTAGATTGGTACTTAAGCATTTCATGATTTTCTTTCTTAACTTTTGTTTCAAGAGATATTTCTTCGAATTCATATTCAACTATGTCTTCTTCATTTAATATAGGGTTAAATCCACCTTCAAATAATAATTCATTTAATATCTTTTCTTTTATAAAGATACTCATTATTCTTTGTATGTATTTAACTGTATCATGTATCTGTGCTTCCATAGATTCAGAGTCTTGTTTAGCTCCTCCTCTACCCATTTGTGATGCAGATACTCCTAAAGCAGAGAAAACTCTATCTTCGAAATATTTTAAATATCCTTCTGCATTTAATGCTGAACCTTCAGCACCTATTGCTTTTATTGCTGTTCTTTCATTAGTAACTACTATACCATCTAAAGTAGAACGTTCAATTTCATTTTGAGCTTTTAATATCTCAGGTTGTGTTGCTTGCATTCCTGGTTGTGGTAAACCTACTATCCATTGATATAGTGGCATTGAGAATCTATATATAAGTGCTGTTACGTTACCTTCTATCTTTCTTAATAGCTTAACATCTTCTAATGCTGCTATTACTCTAGGAGTACCGTATGCATTATTTGCATCTTTGTCCATAAAGATATGTATTATATCTCTAGGGAAAAATTCTCTTATGTTATCTCCATAACCTTGTTCATACTTTAATACATTACCGTTCTTATCTCTTTTTATCTTAACAGATGCAGGGTCTACTCTAAAATATCCTCCTACTACTTTATCTGCTAACATAGGACGAGCATTTATTCCAACTATATTATCTACTCTCTTTTTAACTAAGAAAGCATTTGAATATTTAACTAAGTCATCCGCAACTTCTTGGAATAATATCTCCATAGGCTTTTGTGTCATAAAAGACATCATTCTAAATCTTTTCTCTAAATATGATACTCTTTCATCTTCACCCTTAAGACTAGCTCCTGCTTTATAAATAAGATAAGAATATTTACTGAATGCTATTTTTACATATGAATCAGATTCAGATGCTTCTTTGATTTCCCATAAATTATATTCAGGTCTTTGAAATCTTTCTCTGGCATCAGACTGCTTTTGAATCCCACCTATAGCTTTTAAGACGAAGTCTTTCATTTTCTTATTGTTAAGATTTAATTTAGGTATTTTGTTTTCGTCTATTTGTGTAGGCTGTTGCTTCTCATCAATATCAGTCTGTCTTCTTCTAGGACTGAATAAAGCCATTCTCTTCACCTATCTTTCTTATTATTTTTCTTTTACTATAGCTAATATATCTGTTTCCTTTAATATTAAATATTTATCTTGACCAGACATTACTTGTGTACCTGCGTACTTATTATACATTACTTGTTGTCCAGCCTTTATTGATAATGGTAATACAGTTCCATTGTTAAGAGTTCTTCCTTCTCCTACTGCAACTACTTCACCTATTTCCATTCTTAATGACTGTTCAGTTCCTTGATTTAAAACTACTAATCCAGAAGCTCTTACTTCTTCTTTTTCTCTATCTTTTATTTTTAAAACTACGTTATCTGCTATTGGTTGTAATATCATTATTTTATACCTTTCCCTTCTATTAGTGTTTGTTTTGATTTTATTTCGATTATCCATGTCTTTAATGTATCATCTAATATCTCTACTGAACTTTTTAAATATCTAAATAAGTTCTCATATGCTATGTCATATTTCTTATCATATGTTAATTGCATACCTTGTAGAATGTTGTTATTCATTTGGTCTGTTTTATTAACAGCCTCTTTTTCTTTTATATTCGCATATCTTAATCTTAATTCATACATAGCTTTGAATTGTTTAAGATGTGTTATAGTTTCTTCAGCATTAAAGATATTTGCATAATAATCTATTTTCATAGTTCTAGTGATTTGATTTCTTAACGCAGAATCTAATAAATGTTTTGCATCATTCTTAATATCACTACTACTTAATAGTATATTATTGACTAACATACCAATTTCATCTGTTGGCTTATTCAGAATTGCTGGTACTAAATTAGTCCAATAATTAGATAAAGCATTATGTAAGCTAGTAAAGTAATCATCAAATAAATCTGTTAAGTTCTTAATATACTCCTTTTCTATTACCTCCTGTTTAGTATGCTCTTCTTTTACTATAGGAAAAGAGTCTACATCTTCCCAGAAATTATCTTCACTAAATTCAGGCTCTTTTTCTGGAGTTTCTATTTCTGTTTCAGGAGTCTCATAATTCCATTCCCATTCTTCAGGTACTTTTTCATATGAGTTTCCTTCTAGCT